ATCGTATCTGGCGCTAAATTTCGATTTTTGGTGTTAGAACTATCGTATCTCGCACTAAATTTTGATTTTTGGTGTTAGAACCATCGTATCTGGCACTAAATTTCGAATTTTGGCATTAGAACCACGCATTCTTATGTACCCATGCTAAATACACCTAAAACTTATTAGCATCAACACCTTTCTTTTAAGGGAGGATGTGCATGTGCACATTCTCCCTTGTAGAAAAACATGCTTTAAGTTTTATTGTACAGTCCAAAGGGCACAACCAGAAGACCTATAAGCTCTTTGGACACGAATCCAATTCTTTGAAAATAATAAAACCCATGCAAAATCATTATCTTTAGCATCTTTGGTCCAATACCAACCATAATATATAAACTGAATATATAGAGATCCACCACTCCAGTCGGAGAATTCCCCCAATTCTGGCAGAAAAAAGTATTTAGATGTATCAGCAGGTCTCCCTTTTTTTATAGTAGAGTTGGCACATCCATCATTACCCCACGTTACATCTGAAGGTAAACTCGTACTACTAAAACCTGGTATCTCTGATTTCTTTTTAATCCACATACCTCCTCTACAAATATATTTTCCGTTTGTCCAAACATAATTTTCATCATAATAAGGGTCACCATGCATAGCATACCAGGCAGCTTCTATTCTATTTGGGCAATCCTTTGTTGTCTTCGTACCAAGCAATGATGTCCGATCTTCCTGATAATCTGGATTATTTTTAAAAACGTCTTTTAGAACTATGCTGCTACGAGCATTCACTGAATCAGCATATATACCATAATCTTTTTTTGCATCCCAGCGAGTAAAAATGGCTTTATAAAACGGAAATGCAATAGACAAGTTCATTGGTGTCACAGTATTTTTTTCATAAGAATAGTGCGGAATGTTTTTTATAATTGTTGTATCAAAATCATCACCAAATCTCGCTGAAGAATAGTCATAACAGTTAAAAGCCCGATAACGGATGTTATATTCTATCTTTAGTTTACAATCTGCTGGTGCGATATGAAACAAATGAGAAGTAAAATCTCTATTTTTTTTACTTCCATCAACATTAACATAACCGGTTCCTACTCTATAGTTAGTGCCACTTAACTGTGTTGTGAGATTTGTCTTTACCATATTAGAACTACCAGTTCCTTTTAGACCCGTCGGAGTAATTGTATATTCACCAGCAATATTTTTATCTGCAATAATTTTACATCCAGTTACTGTTATTATCTTTCCTAATTCTTCTGTCTGACAATATGGAGTTAAATATAAAAACGCACATAGGTGTTCAAGCTCAAAATAATATTTTCCATCAGGCTTTCTTATCGCTTTTGCAAATCCACAATCTCCTGTTGGATAAGAATATGCTTTCCCAGTACCCGCATAATCATACCAAGTAATACCATTATTCTCCGTATCAATAGTTAATTTATTATACGCAGTAGCATTTCTTCCAGGATAATAAATATCATAGGACGGAGCTGTAAAGTTTTTACCGCGAAAAACAAAGTCTGCTACATCAAATTTTTCGGCATACCCTCCTGTAAGAGGTTCGCTGACAGATCCATCTGCTAAGAAAATTCGATCTCCAACAGTCCAAACAAACTTTGAATTAGCCCCGATGCTTGGAAGATAATCGAAAGCAGTTCTACTCTTTGCGCTTGCACTTGCACTACTCTTTCCTCCAACAAACACAGTTCCGTCTATTTGTTTATTATCCTTGGTTTCACCATTCGTGAGGTCATCATTTGTACAACTTGCAGTCATGGCAAACAAACCAAGTATTAGTGCTAAACATTTGATATTAATTGTCTTTTTCATCTTCATTCTGTTCAAAAAAGTTGTTATCGTAATCGCTAAATACATTCTTCTTTGCATCACCAATTGGTGGATTAATGATTGGTTTCTTATGTCCTCCCGAAATTGTTGAGGGTGTAGTAAGAAGGCTCTCTGTTAAGATGGGCACAACCTTAATTTGAGGCATAGAATACCTCTTTTTCTTGCAATTTGTTTCCATTGTCTTTTTGTTAAGTACTATATTTCCTATGTTTAAAGCGTTATAAGTATTGCTGTTGAGAGTTTATATACTTTTAGCCGTATTTTTGTCTTATTGCTGTCCACTTATTCATAAAAGGTGGACAACAAGAAAAAAAGAAAAGTTTAAGGTAGATACAAACTTCCTGAGAATGCTTTATATAAAGGCTTTGAGAAAGCAACAAAGTAGATTTACGAGTAATTCATTCTGCATGATTATACCAACATTCACTGCAAAAAGACAATAAAATATTTGTTTGTTTCGCTTAAAAAACCTAATTTTGCAGGCGTTTACAAGGTTTTTGTCCACCTTTTATGAATAGGTGGACAATTTTATTTAATACCTTTCGATTTGCTTCAGCCACCATTTTAAGGTCTATCTCATGAATATAATTGAGCGTGGTTTTCGAGGAAGAATGTCCCAAAGCTTGCGAGATGTTAATCCGGCAAAACGAAATGTACTGCTTTTGCAAAACGAAATGTGATTATTTCTTGCAAAACGAAATGTACTAAAATAGAAACACGCACACAACAATTATAAAGCCGACCTCTGAATTTTACAGAAGGTCGGCTTTATTTATACATTGAGTTCAAACCTAACCGTCTCATCTCCATCAAGCAATCGCTTGGTACTGTTTATATTATTCTCGTATATGTGTACATTGCCGAGGTTCAACGTTATATTCTTTAGTGGCAGGTCTATCTGTCGTGCCATGAGATAGAGGTGGTATATATCGGCCGGTAGTCCGAGGTTCGCATCACTGCTTCGCTGATAGGCCGACAAAACCAGCTCACCTTCGTCTATCTGGAACTGAACCAGGCTCAGGCATGGTGCTTGGTTGCTCTCCGCACCTGTCTCGCCGAGGAATAGCACATAGTTCTTTGAGTTGCGTTTCTCACGATTTATTCTCGCTATCAATGGCGGCAGTTTCTCAAAGTAGGTCGGATAGCTATTCACCAACACACTTCCGCAATAGTCCCACCAGGTGATGCCTGCTTCGCGATATCGCTCCACCTGCCGCTCACCTTGCATGAACAACTGTAGTTCATTTTTCAATTTCTTTCTTGCTATGCTGTGGCTCTCAAATATGTCGAGCAGGTCGCCAGGCGATAACGATAGCTGTTCATTTAGAAGATAGCGAAGATTGCCTTTCTTATTGGCCTGGGGCTTTCCCTGTTCCAAAATCTTATCCAGTATCTGATAGTATTTATTCGTCATTCGAATGGTGTTTGAACAGTGTTTTTATAAAGCATGATGTCCGTATAAGAGGAGTTATAATTCATGTGTGCATTGAATTCTACCTTAGTGCACATTTTAAATGGGTTGTCTATATGCTTATTTCGTCCTATCCAATCACATAGTTCCAATATAGATGATTTATTGCTTGTGAAGTAAACAAACGAGTGACCCGAGAGAACTGATAGCACATCAAGATAATCTGCAAGTTTCCAATACATCTTATAAGTACCAACATCGGTACTTAGGTACGGTGGATCGACCAGGAAGACTACACCAGGCATGTTCTTGTACTTCTCAAATACCTCCTTGTAGTCGCTGGAGGTGATGGTCAACCCGTCGAGATAGTCTGTGCAAGGCGAATATTCGGTAGTCTTGATGTTGTTGTACAAAGTTTCTTTTTCAAAGTCAGAGAACTCGGTAGCATACTTCATTGCAAACATTAATGAAGAGGACAAGGTTATATAATCGGCATATCCGTAGGTCCGTTCATGTTCACGTATTAATGATAGAACTTGCTCACGTTCCTGTCCCTGTATCGGTTTATGTCGTGGAACACTAACAACGCCTCTTAACCTTGTGAGCAGCTCGTTGGTTTGCGGTATATGTTCCAATCGTTTGCGATAGCCATCAAAGTCATTGTAGACAACAATAGCATTTGGTTTCTGACACTTGGCGATGTGGGATAAAAGCCCACTACCACCAAATAAATCTACGAAGGTTGTATTGTCTGGGAACTGCCGGAGCACCTTAATATACTCCTTAGCGAACATCCGCTTTTGCCCCTGGAAGGGAAGCGGTGCTGAAAGATATTGTTTCTTCATCATTTTTTGTTTTTTTAGTGGCCTGCAAAGGTCGGTATATCCCACGAGGGAAAAGAATATTCATCTACAATCATACTGCAAATATATTACACTCACAATTCATCCGCTTTATAAGGCTATACACTGTACGCTCACTCACGGCGTAGCGAGTTGATAACACCAACACTATATAGGATACCTTCTCACCATGCTGATACAATTTGGTATAATCATTATAGAGGTCTATATACTGCTCATCTTTCAGGCGTATACCGGCATCGCGGAGCCTTTTTATTAATTCCCTGTTAAATTTCAATATGTCTATTATCTTCATATTCAATAAAATTTGTATCTTTGCAATGTCTCACTTATTATAGCGCATTAGCGCAAACATAAAAATAGCTTACAGCGTGAGCGAGGGCATATGGCCCCCGGTCATGCGCTGTAAGCGTTTTATGTTCTAATAGTAAGTGAGACGACTATTTTAACAGGCCGGGGGCTTCTTTTTTTACCCCCGGAAGATTATTAATTTGACTATATACTACATTGTAAGCCAATCAAGTTTTTCTGCATCTTCAAATGTTCTTTCCGAACCTTTGAATGCTTTGAGGAGTTCTGCAGCGTCAAGCGGGTTGATATCTACTTCGACCACTTTTTCTGATAACGACTTGAAATACTCCTGACCTTTCTTGTTCCATGCAGCGAACCAAGCGTTTATTTCAGCTATTTCGCATTTTTCAGCAGCAGTCATCCCACGCACCTCTTCCTTTGCTCGTCGCTCAACTTCCTGCGCCTCTTTCACACGCTGCTGCATCTTCTCAAACTCGGCATCTTGAAGAGTCGCGCGCACCTCCTCGATGTCTTTGTCGTAAGTCTCCGAGACAGGACGCAACGCTTTGAGGTTCTTCCACACAGCGAGCATCGCTTCATCGCACATGCCGCTTACTTTCAACGTCTTTAGCGCTCTGTAGGCTTCAACTGCCTTTATCGTTTTTACTTTCATATTTACTTTAATTCTTACTTAATTACTTTGTTATTTACTTTTCTTTAGCATCTTCTGCACTGATAGTACCAAGCTTCGCAGCATTTGCCTTGCAATACTTTACAAATTTTGTAACATCTGTAATAGCTGCAATGATTTCGTCTTCGTCAGTTGTAAGATAACTGATGTTGATACCTCCGAAATGCGCGAAAGTTGCGAGCTGTTTGTTTGTATCTTCGTTACTGCAAACGCTGCCATTTTCGATATTTGCATACTTATCGCTTTCAACAGAAACGACCGCCTTAATAGTTGTACTTGCGCCTACTGCTTCGACACTTGCCTTGAAGCCGGCAATTGCTTTTACTTTTACTTTTACTTCCATAGTTTGTGTATGTTTATTGTTACTAATTTAAGTTGTCTCTAAGTTATCATTTAAGTCAATCATTTTGACAGGGACATGATCGGTCTTTCCCATAAAAATGTATTCTAATCGATATCTTTGGCCTGTTTGTATACCATTAAAAAAATGAGTATATGTTTCGCCAGGATTGACATGCTCGAAATTATATGCTTGTTCCCCTTTTATCATCGGAGAATCCATTTCTGTAGAAGAGAATCTCAACATAACATAAAAATTGTTTCTCGAATCCCCAGGATAAGATTTATCGATTTTTATTTTTACACAAATTTCTCCTTTAATTGTCTCAAATGCCTGTATAACATAATATTTTTCAACATCATATTGATTAGATGTAACTTTAGTTTCAGAAGCACTAAATCCGTGAATTGTGTAGTAAATAGCTTTCACAGGAGGTCTATTTAATGCAAGTGGTACAGAACTTAAGAATGCATAAGCTTTGTAAACTCCTAAATCCAAATTTGCATCTTCTATATCTACGCTTGCATTTCCTGATTTCAAGGGCTCGTTAGAAGTCTTAAAACAAACAATTTGTCCTGATTCATTTTTTAAGGCTACCCCGAAATATGTTTCTGCTAATATACCTATATTATATATATTAAGTTCATAATCAATACTAACATCTTTAATCATCATAATAGCAGTAATACTGCCGTTTTTTGTCCCTTCAACCATAATAGAAGGCCTTTTAAAAGGTGTAGTTGCAGCATGCTTGTAGCCTATGAAATCAGACAGCCGATAAGGGCATGCAAAAGTAGAGCCTACTTTTACACGCGACCAGCTGCCCAAGCCTTTATCGTATAATTCTGTCAAGCTTTGTAAAGTGTTACTATGCGCGATTTTTATACCGCATATCCCGACACCCTCAAAGTCCGCTCCCTTGAACCACGTTGCATTGTCACGCCAACGATTATTTTCAAAATCAAATTCGTCAGAGGTAAAGGGTTTATTCAGTTCCACGGGCTTAAACTTTGCCCACATATTGATTTTGTCGCTCCTGCAAAGTGCTGCAAGGTCGTTACTCGTTTCGCCGAGTGCAGTCTTCACATCTGCGATGCTGACAGGGGCTTGTATGATACCATTAATGATACTCATGCCGGGCCTCCTTTCTCTTTATAACAAGTCACGCTGCCAGTTACGATGAGCGAGCCCTTGACGAGCAGGTCGCCCTCAACGATTAAATCGCCTTCAATCGTTCCAGCCTTGGGGATAAAGTGTCTTAAGACTTCTTTTTCTACTGTCACAGTCTTGACTATCGTCTTTACCGTGCACACACCAAACTCCTCGGCTAACCACTTTATTAATCTCTTCATGCTAATTATGTTTTAAAAGTTCGACTTCGTTTTCAAGTTCTCTTATCCGTTTTTTTAATCTCTCAACTTTATCATCAACTTGTACAGCTGCCCCAAGCGCGAGTGCAATAAGTCTCGTGTCAAGATAGTTAAGCTTCAAGTAACCGTCTGCATTCGTACAGACCATACTCTTGAGTGCACTATCTTTCACGCTCTGCGCAATAAAACCTATGCTGTGCTCGCCCGTGTCCTTGTAATCGAACTGCCAGGTACCGCCAAGACTGCGGATTATCCGCATACTATCAACCTGCTTGATGTTTGTTTTCAAACGCCCATCTGACGTTGTGTAAGCTGTTACGCCACCCTGCGCTAACACATTACCTGAAAAAGTTGCATTCCGGTCAGGAGTTATAACAAGTGCGTCCTGCCAACCGCTATTATACACGTTAAAATGTAACTCACTACCTACAAAAAGCGTGTAAAGTGGTCGGTCGTTACAACCGAAATAAACGACATTAGAATTAGAGATAAATAGCGCACGTTGATTATGTCCCTCTTTATCTCTTAAGTTAAGCCCTATATTATTCGCAAGACTTAAATATCCGTCAATGGTGAGATTGCCATAGATTTCGCTACCACTTTCGTGGAAGCGAGCAATGAGGGTGCTGCTATCTTTTGTAATACCGAAACCAAGGCTGTTGTCAGCACCTCCGCGAATATTACCTATCTGATAGTGCGTGCCATACCACGCAAAATCAAGCGCATGTCGGATTGCAGCAGCTGTAACAACAGTATTCTTTATTGCACTATTGTTATTTGTTATTGTTTTAATATCACAATTTTCTGTACCAGAAAGTAGTATTCGGTCGGCAATTCGTGCAGTGCCTTTTATATTCAGTTTGTAAGGCGAATCTTTTTCAGTATCTCCGACAACAACATTGCCGTTATTCAAGATGCTGAAAACATGCTTCGCTACATTATTCCACAAAAAGAACCTCGTCGGATAACCACCGAACACCCACTCGTTTCCACTCGCACATTGACACCTGTAAGAACTCTCATCACCTGTGGATGTCAACTTAACACCAGAAAAGCCACTATGCTTGACAGTAAGCATCCCATCGATATTTCCAGTCCCGTCGAAATTTTGTCCCCATAGTAGCCGGCTATCCTTTAATTTCGTTGCAGATACAGCGTTACTATTAAGTGGTAGATACTTGCCTGATACAATATCATCTGTTAATTGTGAGAGTTTCGTTAGGTTCTTTTCGTCCCATATTTTTATCCACTTCGCATCTTTGATTTGCTTGCCATCAGCTTCATTCTTACGATAATATACGCTTTCATTTCGCTGCGTAGGGAGTGCGAGTTGACTAATCCAGTTCACGCTGTCATTTTTAGACCAGTCCATCGAAATGATATGTCTCCAATCATCGCCAATTCCGCTCTTTGTAGTCATCACAGCATAATAGCCCGACACCTCAGGTGCAAAATTGACTTCTCTGTACGTCTTGAATGTATCAACAATACCATAACCGTCAATGGTTGTAGGCTTATCTCGCAGCTGCGAGAAAGTGTGCGTGTGTGATATACTTGCAGCATCTGTAATGCCGTACCCTTGCAGGGTTGTAGGCTTATTCAATAGAGAAGCAAAAGAGTGTGAATGTACAGCAGGATTGAACTCATTCGGCTTACCTGTTATTTCATTCCAGGCATACGAGGGCTTCGTCGCTGCCTTGGCCCAGGCAGGTACATCGCTGGCAGGCATTGAAGTAGGTTTGTTCTGAATAATCGACCAGTCGACTGAGGTCAACGCGCCACCTTCAACTTTCTTTAGTCGCTCATTCAGATCATTGCCCAAAAATGCAGAAAGAACAGCAGTCGCCTTATCAACAGAATAGTCAGCCCAATTGTCCAGTCGCTCATACGACATACCGCTACCTCCACTACCTTGCATAGAACCTGCACCGAATGCGGAAATACCCCCTTCAGCATAAAAGTTAGCTGCGCTTCCGTCTGCTTTAGAGACCTTAACAGCATTATTCTCCTTATCCCACGATAGGTAAATGTCACCTATCACAAGTTGCTGCTCGCCCTCTTTTTTCACATAAGGGGTATTCTGATACAACGACAGCAACGATAACATTGCTTCACCAATACGCGTTGCCGTGTTAGCATAAGGCATACGCTCGTCACGTATCGCCTCGAGTTGCTTAGTAATGCCCTTTATCGTTGCTGTCAAATCACTCATAAATACACTAAAACGAAATAAAAAAGTCTAACGAAAACAAAATTAAAGAAATGTGATGAGAATAAAAATACGCTATAAATTTCTACCGATGCCAACACCTGCAAAAATTTCTTGTAGTCCTGTAGAAAGAAGGCCATTATACGCCTCGCCGTAGAACGACGCCTCAAATTCGTTCAACCGCATCACAGAAGAATAGTATTTCTTTGCGAACCAATCGCGTTTAACACGAGGGTGGCCACCAGCCATGCGACCTCCCCAGGCAGGACCAACACGCTTCTGCTTATTTAGCCCATGTTCCTCGCGATACTCTTCACCGCCAGGCAACAAGAAAGGAAGTGTGCCGTTCGCCTCTCGAAACTTCTCTCCAAACTCGCGCCCAACACCTGCAGCAACATAGATGCCGTACAGAGCAAACTTGTGCTCAATCGTTGTAACAGCACCTACCCCAATGATAGCCGACATACTATTGTAAAGATAGCCTGAATCTTTAACTGCAAGCTTATCCATACGCTCACGCCAGAATGTCAGCATTTCTTTAGCCCATCCCTCTTCATATCTACGCAAATCATTCACATTGCGCGTATTCATTGTAGAGAAGCTGGTAAGCATTCCCGAAATGTGCTGACTCCTATCCACGCCTATTCCTCCCAATCTTTAGCCTGATACATGAGGTCAGTAGGCAGGTCGTTATCTATCATGAAATAAAGGCCTGTCGTGCCATTGAAGCTATAACGCCCCAATTCCTTATAATAGATACGTTCAATGCCCAAATATGCCATTTCCCCACGATACGCACCCGAAAATTTGTCCGCAAGCGTCTTCGCAAGAAACTGCTTGAAAATAGTTCTGCAAAGCTCAAGCGACTCTTTCCTACTCTCTGCATCACCCATTTTGTAGCCAGCGAGCACCCAAACCGTATATACAGATTTCGTGAAGAATCCCGATTTATTGCTGTGCACATTGTTATCTGTCGTGTCATCAACAAGGACGAAATTCGCTGTTTTACGAAATTCACCAATCAGCCCCTCGATAGATTCAGGCCCCGAACAAGCAAGTACCTTGAAATCATGATCACGACAAAGCTTATTCTTTTTAGCAAGTGACGTGAAATAATCAATCGGATTAAAATTATTTTCCATATTTAGACTCAAATTCGGCTGCCTCGCGCGCTTTCTCATTGAGTTCAGTGAGAGCACGCCAGCAGTCCATGTTCTTAATCATTTCCTCTTTAGTCACGTCGCCCTGCGTGAGCGCCCGCAACTGGATATTTGCCATCTTCAGCAAATCCCACTTTGTAGGCTCACCGCCTGCAGGACGAAAGAAAGAGGGGAATTGTCTTGCAAATTCGGCCTTAACATAGCAGAACCAAGCGAATACGCTGGTACGCTCCGCAATATCAAGCTTCAGATGTTTAGGTGCATCCCCATTACGCTTGCGATAGAGGATGCGAGCAAGTGTATCAATATTCTCCATATTTTTAGAGGAAAGATACACCTGAAATGCCGTCTCAGCTGAAAGATAGTCAATAAAGGAGATGCCGTGCAAGTTCACATCGACAGCCCGACAACCACGAATGCTATCCAACCGCACATTCATAGTGTCGAAGCTGTCGATGAAGTCAAACTGATGAATAAGACTCTGAACTTGATTAGCCGTAATAGTAAAGAATTTCCTACGTCCAAGCCGACCGCGCATAAAGCAGAACACACCTTTTGAAGTCCACTTTTGCACGTGAATACCACAAAAGCGCATGAACATAAAAGTTTTAATTTGTGTAAGGTCGCTGAACGTACCGAGCAGGCCGAACACGTAACGCAGCTGGTCTTGTGATAGTTCACGCCAGGAACGAGGCGCATGCAGTATCAACCCCTTTTCTTTAGAAAAAGTACACCCCTGACTCCTTAGTGTTCTTGTAATTCTCATAATGATTTGCCTTATATTCCTTACTATTCTTATACTCACTGAACTCTTCGATATTGTCCTCCATTATCGAAGAGAGTTGATTATATGCAAAGCGTTCAGCTGTTTTATCACCTCTCAAATGCAACACTAACCAAAAGCGCGCTTTATCAATAGCACGCTTGACAACATCCGTTGCCGAGTTTGTGGCCACAACCTTGACGAACGCATCAAATTGCGCGTCACTAATCTTAGCTCTCAATAACTGCTCACCCTCTGCAAGTAAGGGTTGTGCAGCTTTGAAGTCTTCAATTGTAGAGTGATTATAGCCACAAATGTTACAATAATCAAAATAAGTGTTGATAAGCGAAAGCTTCATGTGTGAAGCCTCAAACCACCCTTGTAATTTGAATAAACGAGGGAGGATGAGTGAGAAATCAGTTAAATATAACCGTTCCACATTTGCTAACATCGCATCGACGCGTACCTTTGAAGCAGGTGCAAGGTCAGAAGCAGATACAACACCGAACCCCGACGCTGTCATCACGAGGTCGAGTTGACGTGCATTGTCGTAGAAAGCGCGTCGACACACGTAATATTTTACGAGTGCAAGCAGCTCATTATCTGTACCCTCTTCTACAGCTCGCCGTCCAACCGCATTCAAAACATAAGCTGAAAAGTTTGAATAAGTATCGGAAATGGCTGTTGTGAGCATATCGAAAACACCGCCATTTTTGCTCGTTGCCACCACAACGGCAGCCTCTAAAGTTTTACGAGTAATTTCAATCCTCGTTACTGTTGTTTCCATTTGCGTCAGGATTAGGTTTCACTTCTTTCTTTTCTTTATTCTCGTCAAGCGTTGTCAGCACGATAAACGGTACATCAACGTCGTATTTCTCTTGCCAACCGTTGTAATACAGCATAACGCGGAAAGGTTCAAGCAGTACATCATGAAAGGCCGTCTCCGCAGCCTGCTTCAATAAGAATAGCTCGCGCTTATCGCTACCGCTGTTGTTCATCGCCGACTTGCCCGGCGTAGCGCCTACGAGGTTAGGATGAACGTTGTCTCCGTAGCAAAGCGAGTTACTCGCTTCCTGAACGTCATCGGCCCAGTCGCCACCCTCCTTGCGTCCTTGCTCAACATCGACAATATGCACCATATGCACC